ACATTATTCCATATTCCAATAATATGGTTAATGCGGTTCTTGTAGCAGACCTTAACACCAGCAATCTAACCCTTGGTTCTGCTAATGCTATTGTTTGGATTACCTCAGCATATGATAAAGCAAATGCCGCTTTTGACAGAGGTAACACATCAGCACAGTTGGCATTCTTTAGAGTTGCTGCCAATGGATCAAATCTTGATGCAGTATCAAATGCTGATACATTAACAGTAACATCATCAAACAATATTATATTGATTGCTAATAGTACCAACGACTCTATACAGATTACACAAAATCCATCAGGTGTTACCGCAACCACTTATGGTGGTGCCACACAAATTCCGGTGTTTGTTGTAGATACATATGGTCGTCTAACATCAGCATCCAATGTGGCTGTATCTGGTATGGATTATGCATATGTTAATACTGTCTGGGGTGTAGCAAACTCAAAAGTTGATACGATCACAAGTAATAGCACATCAAGAATATGGGCTAACTCGGTAACAGTTGGTTCCGTAGAAACTGTTTATGTTGATCTTGCCACATCTGGTGTTACCGCAACCACATATGGCGGTGCTACACAGATTCCGGTACTTGCTGTTGATGCATACGGTAGAATTACTGGTGCATCTAATGTTGCTGTAAGTGGTATGGATTATAATTATGTTAATACATCAACAACCGCAGCAAACAATTATCTTGGTAGTTTAGCCAACACAGGATACGCTACACAAACAATGACTGTAACTACCTTAACCGATGGTGCGACGATTAACTGGGATGCTTCGGTTTCAAGAATGGCAACTGTAACTATCGGTGCTACCGGTAGAACAATGGCAAACCCAACCAATCTTAAAGCAGGTTCGTATATATTAATAGTGAAGCAAGATGCTGGTGGATCAAAAACTATTACTACATGGGGTTCAGCATTTAAATGGCCGGCTGCGGTAGCACCAACATTATCAACAACCGCATCTACTACCGATGTGTTCTCATTCTGGTGTGATGGAACCAACCTATATGGTACATACATTCCAGATTGTAGATAAATATAGAGAAAGCTTTAAAGAGGTAAATGAATGTTTCTTGTTCCTATTTTAAGACCTACAAAAATTGTTACGCTCTCCGTAGCGACTGACAATGTAAATCTCTATACACAGGCCAGTAGTCCTGCTTATCCTCTTAATGTTATTTGCCTGATTAATGCCAACATTGGTAGTTCTTCAACTGCAACTCCTGCATTCCAAACAGGTTCATCTTGGAAAGGCGGTTCGCTTCTTTATATTAAAAATTCTGCGGTTATTACTGGTGCAACAGGAGCAGCAGGAACTACAGGATCAACCGGAACAACAGGATCACAGGGCGCGGCCGGAACAACAGGTACAACAGGATCACAGGGCGCGGCCGGAACAACAGGTACAACAGGTTCCGCAGGAGCAACAGGTGGCACCGGATCTATAGGTTCTGGAGGACACGGAGGTGGTGCTAACGGCTCCGGTGCATCTGGAGGTGCAGGCGGTGTTGGAGGAACAGGTCAACCAGGAGGTACAGGCGGTGTTGGAGGAACAGGTCAACCAGGAGGTACAGGCGGTGTTGGAGGAACAGGTCAACCAGGAGGTACTGGAGGAACAGGTCAATCAGGTGGCACAGGCGGCACCGGTGGCGTATCTTTTAGCGTTGATAATGTTAGTGGTTTAAAAATACTTCTCAATAATACTACAACAATTACCGGCGGTTCTGGCGGCCCAGGCGGCCCAGGCGGCGCCGGAGGTCCAGGCGGCCGAGGCGGCGCCGCAGGACCAGGAGGACCAGGCGGCCGAGGCGGCGCCGCAGGACCAGGAGGACCAGGCGGCCCAGGCGGCGCCGGAGGTCCAGGCGGCCCAGGCGGTGGCGGTGGCGGCGGCGGTGGAGGTCACGGGCAAGGCCGAGCATTTGGTGCAGGCGGTGGCGGTGGCGGCGGAGGTATTCCTGTAGGACCCGGCGGCGGCGGCGAAGGCGCATCTTATCTCACCGGGGCTTCTGGACAACCAGGTATAAATTCGACAACAGGCGGCGCCGGCGGCCGTGGAGGTCAGGCACCAGGAGGTATCGCCGGGCATGGCGGCCGTGGAGGTAATTCCGCGCAAGCAGGTAGTCATGGCCAAGCTGGCACCTCCGGGGGTGGCGGCGCCGCAGGCGGCCCAGCAGGTGGCACAGGACAACCAGGATCAGCAGGAACCACCGGATCAACCGGACAACCAGGATCAGCAGGAACCACCGGATCAACCGGACAACCAGGATCAGCAGGAACCACCGGATCAACCGGACAACCAGGATCAGCAGGAACCACCGGATCACAAGGTTCCGCTATCAGCGGTAATCCTTATATTACATATATAAATGCCGGCACTATTAATGGACCAACCGTTTAAAAATAAAAGGAGAAAATTAAAATGATTGTAAAATATAGAATTTTAAATAAAAATGAAGAAGAAAATACTATTGAAATTCGTTATTTTACTGATGTTATCACCGAAGATATGTTATCCACCTTTTATGACGGTGAAGGAAACATAGTAAGAACAAAAGACGGATATCCTGAAAGATGTAGAACTGATGTTAATTTTCATATTAATAAATCAAAACCTACAGTAAAAGATATTGAAGATATTGCAGAAAATAATGCACCCACTGAGTGGTTAAAAACAAAAGAAGATATTTTGTTAAATAAAGTTAAAATCAACTTATCTAATATAGATAATATGATTGGTAAAGTTGATTCTTTTGAATCTAATGTGTCTTCATCAATTGATCAACCACCTATTCCAGTAACAGAATTTGATATTGATACCGTTTTAACTCCAAATAATGTCTCAAAACTTATTTCTTCTCTAAAAAAGGCTAAAGTTATTTAAATTATATATTTTTGTAGGATATTTGTTATGAAATATGGTATGATTGTGAATAATCCTAAGGAAAGAAGAAAGTTATTTCCTTGTTATGTTTATTGGAACGGCACATTTACAGATTGTGAACTGAATAATTTTGAAAATATTTGTGACACATATGAAAGAGATCGTGCATCTACTGTAGGTGAATTAAATAAAGAAGATTGTGAAAAGATAAGAAAATCGGAAATATGTTTCGTAAATAAAAATGATGAGTCTTCATGGATTTTTGATCGTTTTAATCAGGTCATAACAGATATAAACGAACAATTTTATGATTTTGAATTAAACGGATATAGTCAATTTCAATATACGGTATATAACTCTAATAATCAAGGAAAATATGATTGGCATATGGATACAATAATGGGCCAAATGCCTGATGATAATTTTGATGAAATAAGAAAACTATCTCTTGTCATGTTATTGAATGAACCTGTTAAAGATTTTTCTGGTGGAGAGTTTGAACTCAATACATCAAATGAACAAAATCCTTTAGTTCCAGAGATGCGTAGAGGCACTATTATAGCATTTCCATCTTTCTTATTACACAGAGTAAAACCAGTATATCTAGGTGTTCGTAAATCAATCGTAATTTGGGTGGAAGGTCCTAAGTTCCGTTAAGGTGTCCTAAATAGTATGAAAACCATATAAAAGGGATCACTATGGCACAATCAGCACCCGCAACCAGAGAAGAATATAAGGCCCTCTGCTTTCGTCAACTAGGTGAACCAGTCATCAAGGTTAACGTTGATGATGTGCAGGCCGAAGATTGTATCACCATTGCCGTTCAATACTTTCAAGAGTTTCATTATGATGGAACCGAAAAAACATACCTAAAGCATCAAATCACCAACCAGGATATAACCAACCAGTATATTCAGTTACCTGATGGTGTAAACTCCGTCACACAGATTTTTCCAGTCGGCGGTACGAACCAGTCGATGACATTTTTTGATCTTCGCTATCAACTCCGTCTAAACGATCTTTGGGATCTATCCTCAACCTCATATGTCAATTATGCTCTCACCATGCAGCATATGAGAACCTTGGATATGATCTTCTCAGGTGAGACGCCAATCCGATATAATCAAATCAATAATAGACTTTATATTGATTGGGCATGGGCCACAGATATCACAGCGGGACAATGGATCGTCACACAAGGTAAAGTTGTTACCGATCCAAACCAATTCACCCTATTCTGGAATAATCGTATGCTCAAGGCCTTAGGCACCGCATATATCAAAAAACAGTGGGGGAACAATATGAAGAAGTTTGGTGGTATGCAGTTACCAGGTGGTATCACCATGAACGGTCAACAAGTTTTTGATGAGGCAGTTGCCGAGATCAAAGAAATTGAGCAGATGATTCGTGATACATACCAAGAACCACCAATATTCCTAGTAGGATAAAATGGCTGTTAATCGTTATTTCAATAATTTTCCTTCCGAAGAACGTATCAACAATGAACATTTGCTCATGGAAGATATTATTGTTGAATCAATACAGATCATGGGCCATAATGTATATTTCATCCCAAGAGAATCTTTTGATGAAGGAGATATGGTCTTTGGAGAATATTCTAAGAGTGCCTTTAACAAAGCATATACTATTGAGGCCTATCTTTCTAACGTTACTGGTCATGAAGGACAAGGCGATTTCTTTTCCAAGTTTGGCCTTGAGATTAGAGAAACAGACTCATTTGTAATTTCTCGTAGGTCTTTTCGCAGTATATTACCAGGTTCTATTAGACAGCGACCTCAGGAAGGCGATCTAGTATTTGTTCCTGTCCTTCATAAATTATATGAGGTTAAGTTTGTTGAACACGAACTAATGTTTCACTCCATTGGTAAAAGATTACCATTTGTTTATGAGTTGAGATGTGAGGTCTTCCGTGGATCTCAAGAACCTATCAATACAGGCATTGAACAAATTGATCAAGTTGGTATTGATAACAACTATAGTATGGCACTAAATCTTTCACAAGTGGGGCCTAATAAACTCGACTACTTCTTAGGTGAAAATGTATATCAATCATCTAATGCCAATTGGAACGGTGCTTATGCCAAGGCAACCATCAAAGAATGGTTTGCTTCTAATAATACTATACTAGTATATAATATTGTTGGTGACTTCCGAAACGGCGCAAATGTTATTGGTAATACCAGTCAAGCAATTTACAATCTTTCTGGATACGATAATAAAGAAAATAATACATTCTACGAAATGTTTGATAATAAAGAACTCAATACCGATGCTAGTGCTATACTAGACCTGTCGGAACACAATCCGTTTGGAACACCTTAATGCTTGGAAATAGTCCGTTTTATCATCATCTAACTCGGAAAGCAGTCGTCCTCTTTGGAAGATTGTTTGATGATATTACATTGGTTAGAAAGAACGATCAAACTGGCGAAGAGACCAATCGCTTTCTGGTGCCTATCATTTACTCTCCAAAAGAGAAAATGGTTACTCGTATCTTTTCCGATCCAGATTTATTAAGACAGGTTCAAACAATTTTACCTAGAATGGGTTTTGAAATTACTGGTATTACATACGATGCCTCTAGAAAACAGAACTCACTATTAAAGGCTGCTAGATCAAATACCACAACTCATGTTTCAGCATCCTATATGGGTGTTCCTTATGATATTAACTTTCAGTTAAATATTTATACACGTAACATTGATGATGGCACACAAATCGTAGAACAGATTTTACCATTCTTTAATCCAGATTTTACAGTAACCACCAATATGATACCAGACCTTGGTGCACTAAAAGATGTTCCTATTATTCTTAATAATGTATCAAACGATATTCAATATGAAGGTGATTATGATTCCGTAAGATATGTTAATTGGACACTTAACTTTACCATGAAAATGTATTACTATGGACCAATAAGTTATCCAAAGATTATTCGCACTGTCTATGCTAATATTTGGAACGATCCAAGCATACAAGACGGGTACATTACAAGGATAAATACCTCACATGCAAATGGTGTATTCAAGTTAAACGATTTTGTATTCCAAGGTAATAGTTTTCATACCGCTACGGCTACAGGTATTGTTGTAAGTTATAGTAATACATCTAACCAAATGGTCATAGGTGCTACGCAAGGTCTCTTTAGAGTTAATAGTGCTATCCATGCGGTTTCAACAAATGGCGTTTGTACCTTGGCGTCGTTCCATATTAAACCATTGCAACTGGTTAAGATAAAGATCACACCAAACCCGATTGACGCAGAACCAACCGATGACTATGGATATACTATAGATATAGCAGAGTGGCCGGGAACAGAAGGTATATATGCCAATGGAGATTATCTTGGTATTACAACAGATTCGCTAGAATATAGCGCGGATGATTTAATCATTTCAGTAGACTCGCAATAAGAACAGAGTAGGGAAAATGTCACAAGAAAACATTTACACAGGCGCAACAGGTAATGATGGTACTGGTGATAGACTTAGAATAGCATTTAACAAAGTAAATCATAACTTTGATGAACTATATGTAGTAGATAGAAACACTGCCAATTCAATTGGTATTCTATCAAATAATACTAATGATTTGGCCAATACTGTTAATCAACTTGGTGTAGAACATGATGTCTCTGCTAATATTGCTAATGCTGCTTTTGCCGTAGCTAATGCTGCCTTTAGTGCTGCTAATAACACAGTCACAGATTTCTCTCCAGCATTTAATAAAGCAAATGATTCCTACGATATAGCAGTTAGTGCATACGATTATGCAAATACTATTATATCCGAAAACACTGATCTTTCTGGTGTATATGCAGTTTCTAATGCCGCCTTTGGTGTTGCCAATGCTGCCTTTGGTGCTGCTAATAATATTGTGGTACCGGACATTAGCCCAGTTTACGATGTAGCAAATGCGGCCTTTGGTGCTGCTAATAATATTGTGGTACCGGACATTAGCCCAGTTTACGATGTAGCAAATGCGGCCTTTGGTGCTGCTAATAATATTGTAGTTCCTGATATCTCTACAGTCTCATCTCTTGCCAATGATGCCTTTGACACAGCAAATGCAGCCTTTGATGCGGCTAATAACGCAGTAACAGATTTTTCACCAGCTTTTAACAAAGCAAATGATGCTTATGAATTGGCAAATAATGCGTATGTCTATGCTAACACTATCATTAGTGAAAATACAAATCTTTCGGATGTCTTTGGCGTAGCAAACGCCGCTTTTGATGCCGCTAATAATATTGTAGTTCCTGATATTAGTTCACTTTACGATACCACTAACTCTCTCTTTACAGTTGCTAATAACATTAGCATTACACTTACTGATGTGGCGCCGGCTGCTTATAATACTGCCAATGCAGCATACAATACTACAAATAATATTTTTGATGTAGTCAATGCGGCGTTTAATCTTGCTAATACAGGTAATGTTTCTAATATTTACATTAATGACCTTGTTGATGTTGATATCAACTATGGTACAATTGTATCAGGTTATGTCCTTAAATGGGATGGTTCTAAGTGGGCAGCTGCCGTTGATGCCACCAGCGGTGGCGGTGGATCTGATGCCGATACATTAGATGGTTTTGATGGTTCTTACTACTTAGATTATGATAACTTTGCTAATACGCCAAATCTTCAGGTATACGCAACAACCACAAATGTTGCTAATTCATTAATCTCTGCCAATAACTATGCAGGTGAAATGGCAAATGCTGCCAATTCTTATGCAGCATCATTGAGTCCTGACCTAACCTCAGCAAATAATTATGCTGGTGAGATGGCAAACTCAGTCAATACCTATACCTCAGCAACATATGCTACTATAACAAGTCTAGGAAGTTATGCTACCGTTACTAATGCGGCGGCAGGTTTTGATACTGCCAATGCCGGATATGTTGTAGCAAATGCCGCCTTCGATAAGGCCAACTCTGCCAATGTCCTTGCTTATAATACAGGTATTGGTGCCAATGCTTATGCTGTTACTGTAGGAACATCAGCAAACAACCATGCCGGTGCTATGGCCAATGCTTCCAATAACTGGGCAAACACATTATTAACAGGTGGTACGAGCAACGTTGCTCTAGGCAACGTGACAATCACCTATGTCCTAGATTCCGGTAACTTTACCAAACTTGGCGGCACCGAAGAATCCTTTGGTACCTATAACAGTGTGTCAGGTGTTACTCAGTTTGATTGTACCTCAAGTTATATCTTCTATGTGACTCCAACAGGTAACTTTACCGCTAACTTGACAAACTTTACCTTAGACACCAACAATGTCACATCGGTAACATTTGTATTGAACCAGGGTGTTACACCATATATGAGTATCAATAACCTACTCATTGGTGCCGCTAACCTTTCCATTAACTGGCAAGGTGGTACAGCACCGACCGGAACAGCAAGTAAGAAAGACGTTCTAACACTTTCCATACTGAATGTGAATGGTGCTAACACCGTTCTCGGTCAGTTAGTATCGTTTGGATAATAGATGTTTAATACTTTTAGTAGTTCATTTAAAGCAGGACGCAGACCAGGCGTTATTACCGATCCTACAAAACTTGTTAACCTACAGGTTTGGTATAACGCCGATATATCCAATACAACTAACTTTGGTACAGCACCAGCAAACGGTGGTGACGTTACCGCATGGAAAGATAGATCAGGCACAGGCCATGATGCTAACCAGTCTGGTAACAACTCTGTCAAGCCTAACTGGTACCAGAATGTTCAAAATGGATTGGGTGTTCTAAGATTTAACGGAACTTCCGAATCTCTAAACATCAACCCTATTGCGTTTATGCAAAGTCTATCTGGTTTTACTATGATGGTTGTAGCCAAGGCATCTTCATTATCTGTGACATCCGATCTAACATCATCCGATGTCGGTGGTTTTAGAATATTTCATGATGCTACACATTGGGGTGTTTCTACCTCAGGTGGCACAGGCACCAGCACGGTAACAGGTGATACAACCAAGTTTCATATCTATTCTCTTATTTTTAATGGTGCGGCCGCCGATAATGCTAATAGATTAAAGTTTAGATATGATGGCGCAGATCAATCAATGTCATTTACAGGTACAGTTGGAACCACAACATCCGCCACGGCCGCCAGATTTTATATGGCAGTTGGTAGCACAGGTTCTGCCAACTATTTTAATGGTGATATTGGTGAAATCGTCATGTTTACACGGACGCTAAATAGTAGTGAAATTCTAAACACTGAAGCCTATCTAAAGTACCATTGGGCACTATAATACGGAAATTATATTATGGGTATTGAGAAAAATCTATCCGATGCCTTAGGCATTGATCATGAAGAACAACCAAAACAAGTAACAGTTTATGAACCTGTGGAATCTGGGCCAGAGGATCAAGACGAAGATTATCGTCTTGTTCGTAATACTCTTCGCAACCTCATAG